GGCACAATTCTTCATACATCCGCAGGGCTGTTTCTTTTTCGCCGCCCACTCCCCTTTCAGCAAGTGCCTTGATTTTTCCCAGTTTTTCAAGCACTTTTTCACGTTGTATCTGGTCCATGTGTTGCCCTCCTAAATCTCCAATACTTGCCCCGGATAAATCAAATTCGGATTCGGTATATTATTTTCTTGTGCTATTTGCGGGTATTTTGTCCCGCTCCCTAAATACTGTGAAGCAATCGCCCACAATGTGTCGCCCCGCTTCACAACATAATTTATTACCTCTTCTTTCTGAACCTCTTTTGCAACCTGCTTTGTCGTTTTTATGATTGTCGGCTTTACTTCCAGCCAGTCCCCCATCAGGTTCCGTTCCCGGTCTTCATACACAATTTGAAAATCATCTGTGCTGCCGTCTTCATTGTCTGTATAACTTGCGCTCACTAAATGCAACGCTATATTCTCTGGCACGTCTACATTTTCAAATTTCAGCTTTAGCACCACCCGCCGTGCAAGTCTTTTGTCGCTCATCAGATTAACAACCCCCTTTTCCACGGCGGCAGCTCCATACTCTGTTTTTCTTCCACCTCCGGGATAGTTAAAACTACCCCGGCAGGGAAGACAAACATTGCGGCATAGTCGGCATTAGCTTTTATCAATTTGTCCGTATGAAGAACGCTTCCCATCTGCGTGTACGCTATCTGGTCCCACATATCCCCGGATATTGTTGTATAAGTCTTATTCATGCCTTGACCGCCTTTCATCATCATTTCTTTTGTCCAGAAGGTCTTCTACCTCCTGCAATAAGTTTCTATTGTTTTCCTCTAGCTTCTCTTCCAAATCACCTGCCTTGTCACTGTCAACGTATATCGTCGGGCTGTTTGTGATTGTGATATTGTTCCCGCCGCCCGCTCCTGCGCCGCTCACTACTTCTGGCGGCTTTACTTCCGGCGCATTGTTCGTGGTATTATAGAATACCTGTGAAGCCGTCTGCCCGGCTCCTGCTGCCTGCGCCACCTGTGCGGCTGCGTTCTGTGCGCTGAATATATCTTTCGTCTGCTGCGCTGTATATACTGTTCTTCCCGGCGCATTTGTTATTAGCTCTGGTCCCGCTTCTCCTGCTATGAATGTATCAGGCGTACTTTTTGAACCCTTTGCAAGCTGCGGTATTTCGGGAATGTTTATTCCCTTCCCGCCTATGCCCGGAACCCAGTCTGGTACTTTTAGGCTGTTCAGCCCTCGGATAACTACATTCACCGCCCCTGTAATGCCGTTTATCACGCCTTTGCAGATAGATAAAATGCCGTCCCATACGCCGCTGAAAATAGATTTTATCCCTTCCCATGCCTGCGACCAGTTCCCGGAAAAAACGCCCGTTATAAACTGAATTATCCCGGACAATACCTGCTGTACTGCGCTTATAATGCCGCCTATCGTGTTGAACACATTTTGAAAAATTGACAGCACCGCAGGCAGCACGGCTTGAACCGTCGTTAGAACCTGCTGCAAAATCGGCTGTATGATATTCCAAATTGTTGTGAAAACAGTCTGAACTACGGGCAAAACGGCTTGTAGAACCGTTGTAATGATTGACCCAAGCTGCTGTATGCCCTGCACAATGAACGGTAAAACCTGCTGCACAATGAAGTTGAAAACTTCGCCCACAATCGGCAAAACATACGTTTGAATAAATGTTATAACTTCGCTGATTACAGGCATAATGCCTGCAATAAAATCTCCGATAATCGGGATAATGCCGCCTATGAAGTCCGCTATTGCCTGAAATACCTCCATGACAACCGGGGCTGCCGCCTGTACTCCGCTGATAATTCCCGGAATAACCGTTGTTATCAGTACATTCAATACCTGTTCAACAACCGGGACTATATGTGTGGTCACGAACCCCACAAACTGCCCTGCTGCCGCTACGACTTTTTGAAAAACGCCTGCAAAGGTATCGAATACCGCAACGCCCTTTTCCCCGAAAATCTCTTGTATCTTGTCCCTTGCCGCACCCAGATTTCCGTCAGAAAAAACGCCCTTGATTGTTTCACCCACGCTTGTCACTACTGCAACAATCTTGTCGAATATTTCAAGCCCTTTTTCTCCAAAAATCTTCCCTACGGCTTCCCGGACTTTATCAAAGTTGTCCCGCAATAGTTTTACTGCCGTAATTACCGCAGTTATTACACCTACTACGGGCAAAAATTTTCCTGCAATCCCCCCTAACGGACCCAGAAGCGTTGAACCGATTTTTCCCAATGGTCCTAACGCCTTTTTTATAATGTTTCCTACAGGGGCAATGAATGACACGATTTTTCCAAAACTGGAAGCAACCACCCTTCCGATTGACCCAAGCGGGGAACGTGCGACAATGCCGCCTATTCCTGACAGTGCCTTTCCAAGTATGCCGCCGATACCGCTAAAAGGTTTTGTGATGAAGCCGACAACCTTTGAACCTATGCCGGAAAGTCCGATTGCCTTTATTTTGAAAAGCTCCAGAATCTTCTGTGCGTCCTTTATCCCGCTTGATATATGCAGGAACCCTAATTTTGCAGTCAGCCCGGCAACCTTCATTCCCGCAAGTGCCGCCGCTACTTTCAGGGCTGTTTGCACCAGCTTTGGGTTCGCCTGTGCAAATTCTGAAACTTTCACAACAACCGCAGCCACCTTGTCTGCAAGGTTCCCGACAATCGGCAGAAGATTTTGACCCAGAACAATACCTAAATTTGCAATACTGTTCTTTGCTTTCTGCATTTTTGCTTCCGTTGTCTGGTCCATTTTCGCAAAGGCTTCTTCCGTCGCCCCTACGCTGTCCACCATTCCTGCCACCTGTTCGTTGAACCCTTCAACGCCCCCGGACAGAAGCGACACGGCGGCTTTCCCGGCTTCCGCAGAACCGAACATATCATTCAGACTTTTTCCGCTTTTCTCTGCTTCCTGCTGCAAAATCTGTATGACTTCGCCCAGACTCTTGCCCTCGGTCATCAGCTCTTTAAAGCTCTTCCCCGTCGTCGCCCGCAGCGTTTTTTCCGCTGTCGTGCCGGACTTTGAAAGCTCATTCAACATACTGTTCATGTATGTTGTCGTTTCCGCTGCGGCAATACCTTTGCTTGTCATGATTGCATATCCGGCGCACAACTGTTCAAGTGCCACGTTGTTTGCGTTCGCTGTCGGTATGATTTTACCCATAACGCTTGACAGCTCGCCCACGCTCACTTTACCTTTGTTCTGCGTCTGCACAAGCATATCTGAAACTTTTGATACTTCCTCCGCTTCCATGCCGTAAGCGTTTAATATCGTTGTCAGAACGTCCAGCGTCTGTGCGCTTTCTGCAAAACCCGCTTTAGCCAGCTTTGTTGAATACGAAACAAAGTTTACTGCGTCCCCGGTCTGCTGCCCGGCAGAAATGGCGTTGTACACATCATCTGCAATCTGACTGGCGGCTATGCCCGTTGTATTTGACAGCTTCATTATTTCGCTTGACATTTCTTCAATCGGGACAGCGTTTGCGTCTGCAATCGTTGAAACTTTCGCTATTGCCGTTTCGTACTCCTGCGCCGCTTGCACGGGTCCTGCGTATATTGCCGCCGTTACTGCCCCAATCGCTCCTATTGTCCCCAGAAGCTGTGTCTTCGTGGCTGCTATATTCTCTTTTATTTTTGCCTGTTCGGAATTGATACGGTTTAGGTTTTCTTGTGAACCCCGCAGCCGTTCATATGACCGTTGCAATCGGGCGTTTGATTCTTCCAGATTATCTGTGTCAATCCCTGCGTCCCGCAGCTCCTGCGCCATCCGTTCAAGCTGTTCTTCCTGTGAGTGTATGCTGGCAGTGGTCTGTCGTATCTGGTTTTCATTGCTTTTAAGGCGTTCGGTATTCTTTGCGACTTCGTTTTCTTCCTTCACAAGCTGCGCTGTCAGTTCTCCCGTTGCGTCGCCTGTTTCTTCGATTTTCGCCCGCAGCCGTTCAGCGTTCGTCTGGTGCGCCTGTATCTTCTGCGAAACTTTTTCGTGTTCCGCTTGCAGGCGTTCCAGCTTCCCCCTCTGCTGCTCTATTGCGTTTGAAGTCCTTGTGTAGCCGTCAACCTTTGACTGCATGGAATTTACGCTTTTAATACTGTTTTGTAACTGCCGTTGCGTTTCAATCGCACCTTTGAAAGTGCTGTTGAAATTCCCGCCCAGTGACGCTTTCAGCTTAAAAAGAAGCTCAAATTCCTTTTGTGACCCTGCCAATCGCTTCCACCTCCTATCACTTGTTATGTGCTAGGCGTTCCCGCTCCCGTGCGTCTTCTCTTTCTACTTCATTCACGCTTTTTATCCAGCGGAAAAGTGCGGAAAGTGTAAGCTGCATAAAGAACGGTATAGGCGTATTAGAAGCCCTTGCCAGTCTGTAAGCCTGTTTTCTGATAAAATTTCCTGGGCTGCTTACTTTTAATAGCCCGATTCTATTAAAAAACTTCTTGCCTGATTCTTGATTTTCATGTACTCCCCAAGCGGAAGCCGCCTGATTTCATCAGCCCCCACGCCTGCTGCACGGGCGGCAAGCATAGTCTGGAATACAGACGACACTTCCGGGGTCAAAACGTATTTGTTCTGGTCCTGCAATTCCTCTTCTATTGCTTCCACGTCTTCCCCGGTCAGCTTTTCAAAGTAGAAAGTC